TCACCCAGGGCTTTTAATCTTGTTCTCTATATTACGTATTTGATTAATAACTGCAATCTGCAAATCAACTGGAGATATTTCGTATATATCTCTCTTACCATTTGAGTTGTAAACATACTGCCTCTCTCCAACTGGCGTGTCCTGCACCCACATTTTATGTTGTCGGAGCTTATCCTTTGATCTTTGTACCTCTTCCTGCAGGAATCGACCAACAACATTTACAATCCCCAACTGGAAGCCTTTTGTTTCTTTAGTGTTATCTTTGGCAGTTCTTAGCATCTCTAAGAGAGCAATATGTAATTGTAGTAAAATTGTTGGATCATACCCCTCCATCGACACGCTACCACACCTCCGTTACGAACATTTGTTCTACTTATCATATTACGAGCGATTGTTCGCGTGCAAGAGATAATTTTTTACACAATTCTTTAAATTCACAAACGTTTGGGAATTTGAAGGTAAGGAAACTTTCCCTGAACTAAAAAGAGCCCCGCCGGCCACATGGGTTAGCATGGTTCCTTCTGTTTGTATTTATTCCACATATCGCCAAATTGCAACTAATATTGTAGACTAAATTTAATTATGTGACAGCAAATCCTCCAACCGATGGAGACAGTTTAAGGGGTATTATATGTAATGGCTCCATACATTGTATTGATTATTCTATTCTTATTTTTTGTTTTGATTATTTTTATGATTAGGTCAGGGGTAAAAAATCGAAAAGCTGTTAAAGCAAAGGCTGCTCAGCTGGGGGCTAAAGATTATTTCACCTGTTTGCATCACGAGGGGTTAGTTGGGTTGCGTCAGGGTACTTTGTGCACGGTTTATCGGTGTGATGATAAAATTTTAATTGATGCCGGAGAAACACGTAAGTATGAGATACAAAACGATAAGCTGCAAGTAGCTGTCGTTAAAAATGAGCAGGAATTGATCGAGAAGGGCAAGAGTGTGGTTGGTCGAGCGGTGATCGGAACATTACTCGTTCCGGGACTTGGAACAATTATCGGGGGAATGTCCGGTATCGGAACTAAGCAAAAGAAAGGAACCCCGAACCACTATTTGATTTTGAACTATGTGGGATCGACAGGAGAATTACAGGCTGTAACCTTTAAAAACAATCTCAACATCTTCAAAATGCAAAAATTCTGCAACGACTTAAACAACTCTATTGCACAATTCCAAACAACCGACGATGGAGTTATTCAACTTTAAACCTATGAATCCCCGCTTGGCCATATGGCTAGGCGGGGATTTTGACTAGAGCCAACAGATTAACAATTAAACTACCTTCTTATAACCTTGTACCCTCAGCGACACCGCAAGTGAGCGCCAGAAGTCCAATGTCCCTTTTGGATCATTTATCTTCTCCAGAACCTTATCCCCGAACTCCGTTACAAACCACTTTGGAGCCGGTACATTCGCTTCTAAATCCTTTACCTTAAGCGCCAGTACAGTAACTGCGCTTTCTAGTTCACCCACTTTCCTTTGCTGCGCCTCGAATGCTTTTGCCTCTGTTGCTGTCATTGGCTTGTCCTCCTCATTTTTAACTGGTTGTGGGAATACCCAATATTGTTTAGCCTCGCGCCTAAATACAACCTCGTCTACTTTGATTTTTCCGTCTCCCTTGACGTCAGTGACAAATCCGTCATTTGGGTATCTATAGCTATGATTAGGGTCGTGAACGTTGATCCATTTAGCATTAATGCCGACAAGCAGCACGTAATGACCTCCACCCGTCAAGTGACCAGGACCCATAGATGCGATAACAAGTGCTCCATCGGAGAGTGCTTTTTTGACCTCTTCAAAATTGCCCGTCTGTTTGCAGGCCAGTCCATAATAATTTGACGCTGCAATGAAGTAGCCCCAATCTGTGCCGCTGTTATCGGTGCGATATCCACGGTCTATAGCAAACCTAGATGTCTCTGGCGGTAAAATGGATTGGTCCCTAAGCGTGCTTGCGGCCATTGCGAAACTAGTCGGGCCGCACGCAGACGTCGCTATTGTTTGCTTGGGATCATTACGTTTTGTGTAAGGTATAGAAGCCCAACGCTTGTCCTTTTGACTATAGTAGACTATCTCGTTCAATTTAACCGCCACCCTTAACCTTTGCGTTATAGTCGAGCACAGCCTTTTCAATCGCAGCTCTGATATCAACGCCAGTAAGCTTAATACCATATTTCGTTGCACGACTTCGCACGTATTCAAGAGCCTCGTCAAACTTTTTCGGACCATCAGCTTCATTCAATAAATTCTCGGCCAATGACATACCCTCTTGCGCCAATCGGTGCAATATCTCGCGTTGCTGGAGGTTTGTCTTAGCATCCAACCAAGCATTAACCCTAACCCGTAACATAGCGATCAATCCAAGCATAAACGTAACAAGGAGCCCTATAAGAGCTCCTACGATGCCATCAATATATGGTTGTAACAAAATAATCATCCTCTCAAAATAGTTTAATAACTGCAATAATAAGCCCAGCAGCAGACAACGTGGTACCGATCATCCATCGCTTGTCTAACTTGCGTTCGCGGTTTTCGGTGTCAATCCTAGCGTTTAGCGATTTGATCTCGTTATCGTAATGTCGGTTAGTATCATCTAGGCGCTTGCGTTCCTCATCGATGCGATGATGCGCAGAGCTTGCTCTATCCTCTGCCCGTCGTGCTAGCACGTCTGACTTTTCCAGTTTATCGACTAACTTATTTACGTTAGCGGCCATATCGCTTACTGCCCTGCTGGTGGCTTCTTGCCCCACTTCCACCCGAGCGACCTGAACGGCTATCTCATTAAGTTTTTGTGTTTCGGGATCACTCACCCACACCCCACCGCCCCAAATAAAATAAGCCCCGCTTATGCGGAGCCCTCAATTAAATCCCCTCTGCCTTTATCCGTCAGATAAGTGTCAATCCCCGCCTGTAGATCGGGGCGCTTACCAATAACAAACCCGTACGTGTAAAAACCATCAATAATCCTTTGTCCCATGTATGCGGCCATTACAAGCCACCTCCCAAGATAAGATCATCTAAAGCTGCCTGCATTAACGCCTGCTGCTCTTTGACCTCTGCCACTTCTCCGGATAGTGGCTTACGATAAATAGGTGGTAACTCCGGCTCATTTGGATCTGGGTGTGAAAAAAGCAACGAATGGATATCGTTGCTCACATCTACTCTATATCCGTTACATTCCGCAAAGTCCTGAGCATATTCACCATACTCCAATTGCAAGCATCCGACTGTTTCCGGTATCCGTTCGGCTAGTGAGACATACGTTTCGAAGTCCTGTTCATTTGTTGTTTCGATCACTGAACCGGAACGCTCACCGGTATCTTGGATAACGTTTCCTGTTGCTAGTTCGTAGTAAATCCGTCTTCCGATATCCATTTATTATCACGCTCCATATACTCTGTAGGTAAACGCGTAGCTACTTGTTACAGGTCTTAGCGAAAACGAATTAGCTCCAATAGCCCATCCACCATATAACGCTATATTCCCAGATGCGTCATACCACCGATTATTAATAGAATCCGGTTTTCCTAAAATCCATATCGACCTACCATTCTGAATCTCAACCTCTATTAAGTCAGGGGCGAAAGCCAGTCCGGTAACGGTTATCACCCCTGAACTATCGCTAGTTCCTGATCCACTAGCAAAAGCTCTCCCTTTTACAAGAGTGCCTGCAAGACCAAACATAGACTTTCCTGCCAGGATATTAGCTGGGATAAAGTTGGGTTCATCGGCCCACACGGCGCGACCAGACCAATATCCATTAGCCGGAGTGAGATATAGTCTCTGCGGTGTCGTTGTCCCAAAAACAGCCACGGCAACTTCCTCATTGTCATGGGTGGGCATCGTACCTCGTAACCCAAATATAGTTTTAGTAGTCGGCCAGTTGGCCGCAACAAACTCAGCATCGTCCACAACCACATAAGACAATCCTTCGGTGGAGCCACTATAATATCCCTTTGGTGGACATACAAATAATTTTTTCGGTTGATATGATCCTTCGATTGCTACTGGAGTTTGATATGCCGCGCTTCTATCAGGCATCGTCCCCGCCACTAATCCTGCGTCCGTCCCGATCGTTTTAGGGGCCAACGTGTCAGCGGCCCCAGCCGTTCCGTACTCCCCCCCTTCACCCTGTAAGATAAAAGCCCCTTTTATGACACTGTAACGCCAGGTGTATATTCCGTCTTTTTTGATTGCGGCCGGACTCCCATTCGCCTTTAACATTGGCTTTGCAGCGAGCGAACCCCATTTAAGAGTCGGATTCGCTCCACTATCCAAATGAGCTGCGATAACAACGCCCATCTTGTCAACAAATGCTGTGGGGGTAGGAGTTGAAGAACACGTGTAAGCAGTTGCTGTTCCCCCGGTAGTCCCTCCATCTGCAGGTTGACGGACTAGGTCGGAAATGTGTTCTGCCAATGTGGTACCATTAGCTGTAGCCAAGTCATATGCAGACTTAACAGCTTTAGGGGTAGCGGCCTTATCCTCTAATGTGCTATTTGTAGCACTGGAGAGTTGGACTTTGCCTTTTTTAGTCAGTGTGGCATCGGGAATATCTGCGTTGCTTATCGCTTCTTGTAGCTCCTTAATAGCCCCAGCTGCGTCCTTGGCTATAGTAGGGACGGTCGACATGTCACCGACAACCGCATCCACCGATTGTGCCAATGCATTGAAATCACGCGGGATATCCGCTGTCATACTTTGGTCGATAAGCGGTAGCTTAGTGTTTGGCGTAGTTGCCACGATTACATCCCTCCGTTATAAATTTGTCCATACGTTTTGCCGGATGCGCGTACCTGTCCGTAGGTATATCCTTTAAGCTGAGCGTATACGTAGTATAAAAAATAATAAATCACAGCTAAGTGGGCCGGCCTAATCTCGTCGACAGCTACCTGTAGATCGCTAATGTTAGGCGGTATCCCCAAAGTACTCGTAAACGTGATTCGGATTTCCTTGTCAAAAATCACTTTTACATCCCCGTTGGTGTAACTATCCGCAACTAGCTTGATAAGTGCCGCATCTACCTTTCCGGTGCCGCGCATCTTGGATTTGATAACGGCCCGACGCTCGGATACCGGCTTCAGCTCGTCCGTCGGGATACCCAACTCTTGCTCGTAAATCCCTAGTGCCCAGGTTGCTGTATCCACAGACATCTGTAATCTGAGATCAGTAATCGCAATGGATCGACTGTCTAGTTGCTGCGCATCCGCATCAAATAACGCTTTGTACACTTTTGATTTTCGTTGGAATGCCTGAAGCTGTCGGATCATATCGGCGCTAATGGACATCAATTACCACCGCCCCTAAAACTGCAACCTGGCTATACGCAATTGGCACATTGATTGATCCGCCGTTGATCAACAAATTGGAATAGTCGGCTACGCCGGGACTCGCTAGGATAGCAGCTCCAGCACGCGCATAGCTTACGATGTCCTCGACAAATGCAATGGATGACAGATGTTTAATCAAACTATCAATGATATGCGCATCATCATAGCCAACGTCCGGAACGATCTTGACTGACACGTTGATCGCAACCGGCGCAGCGCTAACAACCGTTGTGTGTGCGCCGATCGGAGCCACCCCGTCTCCAAGCCCTGTGCCTCCGGGGTCGATGTGGTTTTGCACATCAGTGACAAGCTGCGGGAAAGCCGGTTGGCGATTGGCGTCGATGATAATGACCTTAACCGTATTAGGGCCGCTCCATAGGGGAATGACCCTTGCGTCACCGACCCCCGGAACCTCCTTTGACCAATTGAGATAGTGAGCTTTGTTGCCACTCGTAGATGGCGTCCGAATGCGCTCGTAGTATCGCATAAGCAAGTCTGCGTCGGATTCCTGTTCAAAACCCCCGTGTGTTGATTGCGGGTTGATCACGGCAGTAAATCCGGCCAGTGTCACGGGGAAAAGAATGATGGTTTCAGCCGCTACGTTACCACTCGTTCCGGATACTACAGCTTCGATTGACGCGTATCCGGATAGAGTAATCGCCTTTGCCTCTGTTGCTCTGAACTGCACCCCTCCAGCTGTCTCAAACAAGTCGCCGGGATGAATCTCGCCCGTGCCAGTTAACAACACTGTGCCAACTGCTCTCGTCGCTGCCTTGAGTTCAATCCCCGTCCTCTCACGAACGCGTTGCGCTAGCTCCGGGCCACTTAAATGTTCGATCGATAGCTCGGATGCTACACTTTCCAGGCGTGTGTCAGTCTGCGCTAATTGATCTGCTACTGGAGCCAGTGAATCATAAATAAAACTGCCCGGACGTTTGTCGTAAGTTTCCGGTATGGCTGCGAGCATTTGCGACAAAATCACACTACTCATCGGATAGCACCGCCTCTCTCATATCTCCGTAAATGCTACGCACATCAAAGGAGATTTCTAATCGAGATCCCGCCTGCCCGAACGCAAAATTTTCGACGCCGGAAATCGCGTCATTTTCGACAAGCGCCTCGCGAATCATGCGTTCGTATTCGGATTGCGCAAACGATTTGTTAAAATTGCGGCCAATCAACGAAGTGTGCTCACTGCCGTAGTCTTCGCCATCATAGATCAATGTGTCCCGGACTGTTCTGATCGCCTTTTGTATCCATACCTTGAGGTATTCAAGGCCCTCTAATTCGACGATTCGTCCGTCACGCGTCCGAAAGTCGCCTACATCGAAGTCCCAATCGAACGTTTTGTGAACGGTCTCCGTGGCGGTCTCTTCGTTGTTGTCAAACATGAGCTGCGTAATCTGCGGAAGCACCGTCATCCCCCCTTATGCCAGCACATGTAGTACATAAAAATCCTTAAAAAACTCATCTGGCTGGATTACAACTTGATCGCCTATTTCCAGCACCAACCCCCGAGGCAAAAGAAGTTTATCCTCGGTCAACAAGATTTGATCGCCCCACTGTATTTTAAGCGGGGTTGTCTCCACGACATCACCGACCCTAGGCGCTGTACTTGGTCGATTCTGGTTTGCCTTGAACATTTCCGCTAGCTTTTGCGCTAGCTTATCTATATTATCCATCACTTAACATCCTCCGGAAGTGCAAGCTCCAGATCCATTATGTGTATCTGGTTGGTGACGGTGTGTTTGGCTGTTACGATCATAAAGCGACCGGACATACCCGTAATCGGCTCGTCGATGTCGAGTAACCGACCAGCCTTAAAAGAGGAATCACCTATAAGTTTGATGCTGTTAGTTTCCTGGATACGTGCCAATCGTTTAAGCAGGATACGAGCAACCTCCCGCGCTTTAGCCGCATCCTCCGCATCGATCTTATAAACCTCTTCCAGTAAGCCGTATTTCCTTATTAATGGCTCATCTTTTGTGATAGCCACGATGTCGTAGCTCGTTTGACTTTTTTGACTTTTCGGGTCAGTTTGGTCCGTTGGTGGTTTGGGATCTGGTTGGTCTTTTTTCTTTTTTTTATTCTCCTTGCGTTCGACCAAAATCTTAACAACATTACGCATTGACTCTATAGACCTGGTACGTTCGGCGGCAAGGGGGTTGTCCATGACGTCCTGCAACTTCTGGTTATCCGCTAATCGGAATGTACCTTTTATAACGAGATCCTTCATATCTTCAAAATAGATCCGTCCGGATCGCATTTCAACATTAAACCGCTTGCCTGTCCGGCGCTCCTCGCGTTTATAAATATCCTCAATTATTTCAGCGGGGGATTTTTCTAGGAAAATATCATTGATCGGCGTTAGCATCTGTGGCACATGTCCGATTAGCATGCCGAAATCATTAAGGATACGAGTAATCGCCTGCGATGCTGTGATCTTGTTAAATTGATAGACCGACTTACTTTTGCCGAGGTACCATGCGTAGTCATAGACTGTATATTTGATTGTATCCCGTCCGGATCGCCCCTCCGTCACAATGATACCCCTGTAAACCTCGACCTCGTTATCGTAAAGGATTGCAGCGTCTCCTAGATCACATGGATTTGTCGGGATGAGCTTGGCGTCGGAAAAGGCAATCTCAAACTGCATTGCAGACATCAATGAGAGGTTATCGTCCCAAGATATCGCTGCACACAATGCGGTCACGTCATACGATTTTTGACCGTCGTTTTTCACAAGGATTAGTTTGAACATACGGTCACTTCTTTCTCTTCGTATTAACCATCGCAAATTCCGTCAGATGCAACGAAAAGTTGACATCCCCGTTACGTTCCGTCCCATACTTAAACTCATCGATCACAACCGGCATATTAAGGCGTTGCTTTCCGTCTGTGCCAGTAATGACCAATCTTAGTGGCAGCCGCAGAGAGCGCCAGCGTTCTATGGCCGCTACGTAATCCATGCCCCACATCGTCCTGTTTTGCAAAAACGGGTAATCGGCTGCCGGGAAAAAGGATTTGATCTCAATCGCACGCAATCCACGCAGACCAATAAGGCTCAGCGATTGATTCAACCCATCTACTTGGTCTATTTTCCAAGGGCTTTCGACATCATACTCAGGCGGAGGCACAGGGAGCTGAATGACTTCCTTGTTGTTGTTAATGCTCAAAAAAACTTGTATCAAGCCACTCGCCCCCTTTATGTCGCATACATATGCCGCTCGATCCGCCCGAGCAGACCATCAGCAATATCCATCGCGCTTTGATTACCATTTAACTTAGCTGTGTTCTTCTTCGTCTCTCCGGTATTGTCATCCGTCGATTTCGTATTACCCGCTATCGCAGCGGTATTCTGATCGAGAGCATTCGCTAAAGTTTCTTCGCTTTTTTTCTTTTTCTTGTTGCGCTCGTCCTGGGCTTTTTGAGACTGTTTAGCAATCGAATCGCCGCTGAACTTTGCACCGCTGAAATCAACGTCCGATATGGCATTATAGTTGTTGTCCCATTTCGGGGCCTCCGCTTCTCCCTTGGCGCCAGAAAAATCAACTCTACCAAGACCGCCAAAGGTCAGCTCGCCCATCATGTCACCTAGTCCGAGCCAAGACGACATACTGTTTATGTTTCGGATCATGCCGTTTACACCATCGAGTGCCTTCTGGACCATCCATTCCACGAGCCGGATAAAACCATTGACTCCAGCCTCACCAGCCGACAAAATGCCGTTCCAGATACTTATCCCCGCGAACTTAATGCTGTCCCACGCAAACTTATAAACGCGGATCATGAAGTTTGCAAATTTAAGGTACTGATTTACACCCCATTCAGCAGCACCGACAACGACATTCCAAGTGTTCATTAAGGCCAGTTTGACGGTTTCCCAATTTTGAACCAATAATGTGCCGGCAGCTATCGCAAGTCCAATTAAGGTAATAATAAAACCGAGTGGATTGGCTCTAATGGCTGCATTAAGACCAAGTTGAGCTGTAGTCGCAATAAACGTAGCTGCTGTTGTAGCCATCGTCCATACGCGCATGCCGATAAGCCCCAACTTGTAGGCAGCAAACGCACCGACAATCCCGTAGACGATTGGGCCGATTAACGACCAGTTGTTCGAAACAAAATTATACATACCGACCGCAACGTCCCACGCTGTTGTGATCCATTCCCAGACGGACTTTACTCCTTCGGCTATACGATTAATACCGCCATTGTCAGCCCACGAACGAATGCTATCCGCTACACCCTGCACACCTGCTTGGATGCCTGGAAGATACTCCGAGATTACTCCGGCAAACTGCTTTTTAAGATAGATGACTGTTTTTCCGAGAGTTACTTGCAGGCCACCCAGCGCATCGCTAGTTTGCTTAAGCTTTCCATCATCCGTTTTTCCGAGCTCTGCATTCATGTTTCCGATGCTGTCCTTAACGATCCTCGTCAGCAACGCCGCTCGCTCAGACTCCTTGCCAAACTTGAGTATCTTTTCCTCGGCTTTACTAAAGGTGAAGCCATACCGAGATAGCGCTCCAACTTGTCCATCCATAACCTTACCCAGCATCGATGCCATGCCTGTCACTTGTTCGGATGAAGCTGCAACTCCGTATTGTTGAGCGACGAGATCATTCATTGTTGGTATGAGTGTCTTAAGTGTGTCTGACTTTTCGAGATAGGTAGACAGCTCCTGCGCGCCTGATATTTGAGCGTCCGCAGATACAACACCTAGCTTCTCTTGTGCGTCCGCCAAATCTTTAACAGATGTAATCACATCGTTAGTCGCTCCCATCCGTTGACGCATAATGACAGACAACTTTGCTTCCGCTTCTAGTTGTGTCTTAGCAGCTGCTGCAGATGAGTTAGCATACGATATCAGTGATCGAACACTCAAATAACCGGCGATAGCAGTAGCGGCTCCAGCGATGCCGTTGCGCAGACTCGACCATGTGGCTTCGCCTTGCTTTTTAAGGTCTTGTAGTTGCTTTTTATAGCGGACTGTCCCGGCCCCAACCTTATTTAAAGTAGATGTTGTTCCATCTTTAAGGACAAGTGTCTTGGATATATCTCTTGCGCCCACAGTCGCCCCTCTCCTTTAAACGCGGAAAAGAGCCGGCTTCACCGACTCTCCCCGTGCTTTGCTTCTTCTTCATAATGTAACAGCATAGAGACCTTAAAAAAATGTTTTTCCGAGGCATCCAGCATTAGTAAGTCCGACAGCTTATGACCACGCTGCACATAGTGATGCAAAAAGTAAAGGTCGCCATCGGACTTGATTAGTTTTTTACTGTCTCGTCAACCTTCCGAACGCCTTGACCAAACCCAGCCAATTGTAAAGCGTGGCCGCTTATCGCTGTGATTTCGCCTGCCCTGAAGATGAGATTGACGATATCCGTCGGCTCACTGCATCCAAAAGCTTTTTGCAACTCCGGATCTCGTAAGTTGGGATCAATCACGCTATGATACGCGATGTGTACGTCTGCATAGTCGGCGCGATCGCCCTGTGCCATCTCGACACCTTCCAGCGCAATCGCCCGATCCGGCTCCTGTATGACGATTTCCCCGTCAAGAGATTCGATAAAAAGACGTTGCTTCCTTTTCTGCTTTTTTTTCAATTGCTCCTTTTGCTCAAGCAACTGTTGGATCGTAACAATTTTACTCATTGTAAAGCCTCCATTTTCCCAAACGTTTGGGATTTTATTTGGTTTTGAATTGTTTATGCGATCTTATCAATCATTTCGTAATCGCTAAAGGCAAATGGAATCGTCTCGCTTCCGAGCGTTTTTTGCTCAAACTTTAACAAATTGAATTCGTTAAGTGTTACATCGTGTAGGGCCACACGTTCAGCTCCGAATGCGTTAGGGTCAGCCACTTTCGCAACAAACTTAAAGCGCGGATAAATCCCCTTCCGAACCTTATCTGCCATGGCGCGCTGAACACGGGAATAGATCTTCTTGAATGTCATACTGCCCTCGCCTGTCCATCCAATTGGCTTCTTGTGGGTGGCGCCGGAGCCTGCAAAGTTAACATCTTCATAGGAGATATTAACCTTCGCCTCGAAGCTATCCACTTCTGCCCAAAGCTCATCATCCACCCAGACCTGTCCGTATGTTCCGTTAATAATTCGATTCGGATCTTTCAACTTTCTTTCCTCCCTTAAACCGCGATTTTAAGTTGTAAATCCTCGACCGCATCCAAAAATTTAAGCGCCCCGCCGAGAAATACCTTAGCTTGAAAAGTTGTCTCTTTGACCTTTTGGTCATTCCAGGAGGTTGTATCCTCGCCGATGTCTTCCCACGCGAGACGCTGCGCCTCGATGTCTACAGTTGCTCGATTGTCTGCAGCTGGATCGAGGACATCCCCTTCCAGCCTGCGCAGATAAGAATTGACCGCCGTAATAAATAGCGCTTGATTGTCATAACTGTTGTTGACTTTGCCGACGTAATTATCGGAAAATGTCCGCGAGATGTCATCTTGAACGAGGTCATGTCCTTCAATAATCTTAATTTTGGTAAAATCAGCAGTCTTTCCCTCTGAAAGTGTGGTCAAAGAGTTTACTCCGCGCCCAATCTTAATTTTTTCACCGTCGTTGATCAGGATCAGCTTTCCTGCATCAATGTCCGCTTTTGGATCGACGCTTTCAGTGATCGTCTCCACTTCAGGAAGTACATAATACGTCGAGCTGCGCGTGAGTGGCAGACTTGCCAGGATACCCGCGATGCGAGCTGTATAATCGGACGCGGTATAGATCGTTTCGCCCACCACAATCCCGCCCGTCGTGAAGTTGATAATGCCTTCGTGGTCGTTCGCGCTGTTCGGCAATACAGCCTTGAACGTTTTTTTATTCGCGTCCCGCCACGTCTTAATTTGCGTGGCGATCTTCGTCACGTCCGTTGTGGTTGCCTTTGGCGCAGCTAGGTAGTTCCAGCGCTTCCCAGCCAAACGATTAAGCGCTTCGGCGTAGTCGGCTGGCGTTTCCCCCGACCCGATGGCGATCCGCTCGACGATGATCTTAGACGGCACACCCAGAAACGTTTTCTGGATCAGGTCCAGATTCGCAGGCGTCCATTCGGTCGTCTCCACTTCGGTGATCGCCTTATACTCTTTGCTGTCAAAATTCCCCGTGTTGTCCTGGAGAATAAGCGCCACAATGCCGCGCTGGCTCCGCTGTATTGCGGATACGGCCAGACTTGTAAAGCTGATAGATATTTCAGGTAAACCCATGCTTGTCACCCTTTCATAATTTACTCATAATGCGGTTGAATTCTTGTTCCAAGATGGTTCCCCACTGGCTTTCGATTTCCCGCTCCGCTTTGTCGAAGACGTGGACGCCTGCTACAAATCCGTGCTCAGTCCCGTCCTTGTCAACGATCCTATGCCCCTTTTCGATTAGATGAGCATGAGGGGCAGCAGAGTACACCCGGACCTTTGTGCCGTCCTCGGACACCCACACCTTGCCTCGTTTTATCGACTTGAGGTAGTTACCCGTTTTCTTCTTGACGATCTGCTTCGCTTTATCAACGACTACCGATCGCGCCTTGTTCCCGCTGCGCTGCATAAGCTTCCGGGACTCTTTGGGAAATAGACGCTGGAGATCTTCCAATTCTTCACTGAACAGATCTAACTCACGAGTATCAATGTCAAAGTCCGCCATCGACGACCAGCTCCTCCATTGGTTGTCCAGGATCATCAGGCTTAATTAACTCGGTGATAACAAAATCAAAATCGTAGTGCAACACCTTGTCGATCAAGTCTGTTTCTGCGCCGTCTATCGTGATCACGCGATCATTGATAGGAAAGTTCAGACCGAACATTACTTCTAGTCGATCCTGTGCGTCGTATGCTTCTTCTTTGTAAACATAGCGATCCTTCGGGAAGTATTTAATGCGACACGTGAATTCACGGCGACGATTGAACTGAAATGTCTCCGTGCCCCTCGTCTCCAACGACACGTAAAAGGAGGGGCGTTCAAACCCCTCCTGCACATCGCTACTCTGAATTGGAATGCCTACGAACTCTGCTTTGACCCGATCATTGATTGCCTTATTGATCTGTGCTCTCGTTAACATCACGGCGTCACCCTCTCCACATACAGAACAAGCGTCTCGTGTCGATTATAGGGATCTTCGATGTGGTTAATATCGTAGCGCCGCCCATCTATCACGATCCACATGTTTGAAGAGACGCCTTCGCGATATTGGATGGTAATCGTTGCGGTGTTCGTCGTCTCGATTACGCCGTCCAATTCGGATGCGCCGCCTCCCTTGTACTCGATTTGGGCTGGCAAGGTGTAGAGAAGTTCAGCAAACGGCGATTTTTCGCCCATGCTGTTATCTTTGAATGTGTTATGCCAAACTTCGACCATATCCCGTAAACGGGCAAGGTTTGTTTCCACGTCGCTATAGGCTTGGCACGTGAGTTCTAGAAGGTCTTGTGTGATCTGATACGATCGGATGATCATATAGTCCGAGCCTTCATGCCGTAGTTTTTGTTCATCTTCGTATTCAAAACTATTAACTTCGAATACAGCGACAGGCTTAAGATTATTCGCTACCCCTTGATAAAACTCGCTGCGTGTTACTGATTTCTTGTTGGCAAAAACCGTTTTAACAGTCTCAGAAACAACAACGGTACTGTCGTTGGAGTGGGTTACATGTATGAGATCTACTTCGTCATTCCACAGCACGATTGCCACCCACTCGAACTTTTAAATTATTAAGCCGAAATTGAAGATGTCGCGGCGTACCCTCTTTGCTACCCCGGCTTTGATAACGCCAGGTTGCATAGTCCACAACAAAAATAAGATGATGGGGGTTGCTTTTAGATAGCTTCAACCCCTGCTCATCTTCTAATTCCTTGATTACACCAGCGGCAATCGCCGTGATAAAGCTATCTCTAACGGTTGTCCTGATGCCAAGGCCCTCTTTCACAAGCGCAACAACAATTTCTATGTCCACCCCTTCGCCTCCTTAATGGCGGCGATAACATCAGCTTTCAGCATGCTAGATACCACGCCTGTAATACCATGATCATCCGCAAACTGTAACAGTTCTGCTTTGGTCATGGCATCCAGATTAGGCATTTCAGGGGGAGCGCTGAAAGCTGTTACTCCCCCGAACCATTGTTCTCAGGCACTGTGCTACCGCTCACGGGCTCGGAGATATCGACAAGGACGAATGCCTCTGGCATGACTGGCTTTCCATCGTATCGTCCAATACCACGAATGGCCGTCTGATCCTCACGGAATTTGTAATGCGCAGACATATCAATCCGCGTGCCCTCGCGTTCAATAAGTGTGTACTTGTCAAACACACCAAACAGTACTTTATCTTGCGGCAAATAGTTGTTGAACACCACGCGAAGACCTAAGAAATTAGGCTGCGCGAGGTTCGGCAACATCACAACATCTTGGCCGGCAGAATTGACGTGTAACGTCAAATTGGCTAGCTTGGCATAATACGTTTGACGGTGCACGACGCAGATGATCTCTCCTGTTGCATCCTCACCAGTATCGATCAACCCCAATAGTGGAATGAGTTCTTTGTAATCCGTATTAGCTTTCTTTTTATTGGCTGCTGGAATAGCCGGTAAGATACCTTCTGGTTGCTTGTCATCTTTACCTGTTCCTACCAAGATTGCTTTATCCAGTGCCTTGGCGATGGATCTGGCAATGCGTTTAGTTAGGTAATCATCAAGGTTGATAATGCTATCTTCCAGCAGCGAGTTGTCGATATAAACGATACGCCCAACCTTGAAGCCGTCAAATTCGACCGCAGTAAGCTTCGAATCGTCATCTTCCTTAATCACACCCCGCATTTCAATCCACGTAGCCTCTTTTGTGTCGACATCAAGAATCAACTTAACGCGACCACCGGCACGAACAAGATCAACAAGCGGATACAAGGTTGTGAAATCTCCGATACGTTCGCGGATTCGGTTTACAACGATATCTGGAATAACCAAATCGGCGCCTGCATCACCGGGAGGTAATACATTTCCGTTAGCCCTTGTTTTCAGCCGTGTGCGAAGCTCACTATAAAAATCCTCTACCTCGCGAGTGAAGTATTCCTTTTTTGATCTAGCTGCTGGCATGTTTTCGCCACCTCTTCCACCTTCGTTATTTTTGCTGCGCGATTCGTTGTTCGGTACCTTGCTGTTCTGCTGTTCCAATTCAGTAGATAGCGTAGTAATAATTTCTTCGAGCTTCGTTTTTTGCTGCTCGAACTCTTCCTTTAAAGCCTCCAGCTCGGTGACACTCTCTTCAACGGCCGTGGTTTCTTCTTCAGTAGTTGCTTCTTCGATTGCTGCTTCAAGCTCAGCTGTACGCGTGGCAAATCCCGCTTCCTTTTTGCGCAGCTCCTCCAAATCCGCCTGAGCCCCACGCAATTTCTTTCCGATCATCAGTTGTTTTAAAGACATTATTTTTTCAACCTCGCTTTCACATTTTGTTTGCGCTGAAGGAGCTGACGGGAACGATGCTGTGCCACGTCAGCCTTACGCGCTTGGACACCTGTTTCTTCATACTGGGGATAAGTAACAACCGACACTTCGTGCAAATCAATTTCGCGAATCATCCATTTGACGGTTCCATCTTCCCGCCATTCTGTTTCTTCGCGAACAATGTTGAATCCGAACGAACATTGATCCACGTCCCCCCGCCTCACGCGCTCGTACAGGTTCATGGCGTCGCTATCCTTGGAGTTGATGCGCACCCTCCCCCAAAGACCGTGCTCGTCTACTTTTAGCTCCAACGTGCCTGATTTATTGCGACCTAACACAAACATGGTGTCGTGATTGATCAACGCCCTAATGTCATTGGTCAATGTAGTGTTAAATGATTCTGGAGCAAGTTCTTCATGCGCTCCTGGCCACAATTCGGTTTCACGGTTGAAAACTGCGAAATAACCTTCAATAAATAAATCGTTGCCTTCAGGCTCGGATCGCGTCTTCAGTTCCGTCTTCAAACTACGCTTTTGCTGCAGATCTCTACTAATCGTCATCACCCCCTTCACTCAACCCTTTTTTGATATTTTTGAGCTTGTTCTGCTCTCCAAGGAGGTCGGCCGGCAGATAATTTTCGAGAACAATCAGTTCGTTCATTTCTGCATCTGGACTCATGCTAATCCAGTCGCGCAATTCATTGCGACGCAATGTATTACGATCTACGAGTGCAGTACCAGCTGTAACTAGATCCATCAAATTGTAAGAATACAGCGTCCTGTGGTTTAACCGAATGAAATAGTCCGGGCTAAACAGTAATTTCCGTGTCATTTCCTGCTGTATCCCTTGGGCAAGAGGAAGTATCCGGCTATCTACAAAGGCGTTGTATTCATCCTTTTTGAACTCGCCCACCCCAACAAAAAAAGGCGGTACGCCAATCATGGCCGCAACCGTCCTTTTATCGAGCTGTACCGTCTCATTTATCGCTAAGTCATTAAGAGATAGCGGCTTAATTTGCACCACATCAAGCAAGTCGGCTGGAATGACCCAAGGCTTACCGCCGCCAGTGTCTGAAACATAACGGTTTAGCAGCTTATCCCGATCTTCTTCATTGTCGAAATCCGCAGTTGCGGCATCAACCTTGATAATCAGTGAAGGCTTCCACTTGTCAGACATAAAGCTGTTTTTAGTTTTGGAAGCCTGCTTTAAATTGTCAATAATGTCTCGCAGCACTACCCGATAACCCGTTCCAATCCAAGGTCGTTCAGGATCAGGGTTAATGGTGAAGTGTAGTACCTCATCATAGTCGTAAATATTTCCTTGATAATGGACTTGATAAGCTCGGTCAGTATCCACAAAACTTACACCCGATGGTTTAAGTGGAATCATCTCGTCGATCATCCCGTTTGACACACTCGGGTACACAACGCTGTTTCCGTCACCATCCAGCAACATGGTATATACAATGTTGTACAACCACGCTTTACGTGTCATCAGGCTATAGGGGTTTACGTCCAGCTTCCGGCTTAGCTCGTTTTTAACACGCACATCTCCGTCTGCTGTGTTCATCATTAAATGGATCGTCATACTGCTAATCAAATCAGCAATCTTATCGACAGCCATTCTAACTTCAGGGTTTTGTGACAGCCGTGTATATCCTGGCACACAAAGCGTATCGTGAGCGTCAGAGGTCAAAAACCAACCTACCTGCGATTCCGGCGCAGCTCGTGTGTTGACCTTACCTCGTCGCTTCCTCTTGCTAATCGCCATCTCCTCCATTCAGGTATTTTTGGACGTCTGTTTTGATTTCGCCGATGCTGGCAAGATATTTCATGCTGGCAAAAACAGTAGCGTCAAATATGTCGATACGATGATCGGGCAATACTTTTTCGTACATAACGGCATCATCCGTTTTTTCTATCGCGTGAACATTCGCTACGCAATATTCAAATGCTTGAGAATGAAGGTAATAAAAATTACCGTCCTTCACATATTTTTCAATGCGTCGAAATCCTTCGCTTTTCAAGAAATAGAGCTGAGGCAAATCGATCACCCTGAATTTTTTCTTCTTCATTCCCAAGAAAAATTCGCGGGCAAACTTTCGATCAAAGCCGATTTCTCGAATGCGGAATCCCATGTCCCGCATATTGACGAACCATTTAATAACGTCATCGTAATTAATAGTTGGTGTATTGCACATATCTAACCAACCATCCTCTTCCCATCCGAACAAAGGTATACCGTCATCCTCCGCCTTGGTATGGGCTGCAACTCTTGGGAACCAAGCGTGCGTTATCGCAATGTCAACGCCGTTGTAATTGCCGTAAAGCGCAGCAGCTGTAAGATCGTGTACCTTCGATAAATCCGCACCGCCGTACCAGTGGATAGGCAACTTAGACAACTCTTCCAAAGTCCACTTATACTTTTTGTCACTCGCCTTAAATTCATCAAGATTGAAATAAGCCCGTGTAACAGATGTATAAATATTTAGTGACTTGGATAAAAAATCTTTGCGCTGCTGGGGATCGTTATGCGCTTCTTCTGCTTCTTTCATAATATCCGCAGGACGAATGCTTACCCCATAATTAGGGTTTGCCTTTTCATGTTCAATGGCAGATGTATATTTCACATCACCCTTTTCGTCCTGATCTGCTTTGCAGATAAACACAAAATAGTGCTCTGCTGTTACCGTCTTCTTCAAAATCTTTTTGCAATATTGGAGGCGTTGGTAACAGAAGCTTGTCATGTCGTCTCCAGCCGTGGTAATGCCGATCATTAACTTGTTCGCATAGGCTTTCATCGCCTCCTTGATGATGTTATATTGCTTCGCCTTCGTATACGCATGAAGTTCATCCGCAATGGCGTAGTTACAATTCAACGAATCTTGTGCATCGGGGTTGGCGGCCAATGCTTCAATGTGCAGCGACCCTTCGCCGAAATCCCCTGAAATGCTGTGATTCTGATTGTTGTCTAGAATTCTAAAATTCTTCTCTTCGCCCATTTGTCGAAGATTGTATAAGATGAAACCAAAGCTTTGAAGCGCCTGGCGTAGTGCTGCTCCCACAATATAAATCGTTGAACTGGACTTGATGCTCAGGAGCGCCAACGCCCATGCTAATGCAGCAGAAAAAGGGGTTTTCCCATTTTTGCGCGGAACGTACAAGAATGCCTCTTGGAATCTGCGCAAAATGCTACCTTTGAGGAAAAATCCAAGCAAGTTATAAATAATGAACTTTTGCCATGGTTCTAACAGGAACGGCGTTCCCCTTAACGGTGTACCATCTAAACGTTCTCCCTTTTCGTGGACGAAGGTCGTTTCTATTATTTCGATCACGTATTCAGCATCTGCAGGGTTAAAATCATATAAATCTGATTCGAGGTCTCCTAAAAATCTATTCGCGCCCTCGATCAACTCTTCACAAGCGGCTTTTCTCCCATCCGCAATGCTAACTGCATATTCCATGACAACAAAATAATTCTTATCCGGCTTCATCTTCGTTTGTTAACCAAAGCGGCAAGCTTGGATGTTTCTGTTTTCTCAGCCGTTACCGTTTCGAGCGATTTAGGATTAAGGCACAATCTGTCTGAATATGCCAGAATATCTTTTCGTAATGTTTCCAGCGTTGCAACGATGGGAGACTTCTTAGCTCCGCCTTGTGCGGTTTCGGATTCGACCTGATATCCACTGTCTGCGAAATCATCAGTGAGCCTATTGTATTGCGTGACCAACTCCGCATAAATGTCGATGATGCGATCATATTGCTTTTTATAAATTCGGAGCGCCTTCATATCGCGAATTGTAGCTCGCTTAATGGCATCCTTATCAATTTCCTTGTTTATAGCACTCATTCCACCACCCCCCAAAAAAAATTTCCCACGACTCGCACTATTGGAAAAAGCTCCCCCAGCCGGTATTAAGATTTTCAAAAAAATAAAAAAAGAATGGGGGGGTATCCTCATCCTCAAAAATTCTGTTAAATTCTCGACAATTCCCATTTTTCGAATTTTTCTCGAACGCGCTCTTGCCAAGTCAATCCAAGAGCAGTTATCTCATGTGTTACACGATCATGCATAGCGTTGTGCCACTTGTGACTGAGGGACACTAGATTCCAGTCAACCAGCGCCAGCTCTGGATAAAGTTCCAGTGGATAGATGTGATGTACCGTTGTGGCAGCCAAGGTTTTACCATACCGTTTACTCTGCTGGCACCTGTACTCATCGCGCCTTAATATACATGACCTCTTCCTCTTTCAAGTTGCCGATAAGTAAAATGGATGAGTCATCCTATCAACCCCCCTCTCTATGCATAAGTATACATACCGTTTATCAACTGGAAATTCCCTCGCAAGCCATATCAATAAAGGCATGAAAACTATTCGAAACAATTACGATATCGAACGAAAATGTATATAATGCATAAAATACGAGTTACCCATATCTTATATTCTGTTGCATTGGGATTAACGTTCTTTCCCACGCCCAGTAAGGGATTCCCCATCTTAACCCCATTGAGTTACATGGTCAGTAATTATGTGTAACTCACACCCAAATCTTCCTCACTTTAGAGTCGATGGAGTCTTGGGTTAAGCCAATATACCTGCTCGTCATAGCCTCAGTTGAATGGTTGAAAACATCTTTAATCTCAGCAAGTGTCATACCTTGTTCATAGGCATTGTATCCCCATGTCTTCCGCAGCGTATGTGTGCCAAACTGATCAATATTAAATTCGTCAGCTGCCTTCCGCAAAATCTTATAAGCTTGCTCACGGCCAATCGGTTTCTGTAAGCCGTGCTTATCTTTCTGTCTAGATGGGAACAAATACTCGTCGTCTGCTTTTCCTTCGATATACTTTTTCAATTCTTTCTGGAGCTTGTTGTTAATAGCCATTAGCTTTTGCTTCCCTGTCTTCTTTTCCCGCAGGAGTATATGCGTTCGACCACGAACGTCCCTTACTCTACGAGGAAGAATATCTGAGATTCGCAAACCGATGTTAACCCCAAACACAAAAAGCATGTAGTCTCTATCCGACCTAATCCTGTAATACTGTTTAACTTCAGATATCAGTAGTGGGTCTCGGATTGGTTGGACAAAGTTCATGTGACCACCTCCGCGGGTGGTTTCTCTTTTGGACAATTAACCCACAGGCAATAATGCGTTGTATCTTGCCATCTTCCATACGGACAACCGACACACTTCTCTGGCGGTTTTTCAGGGAATGACATCTTGCGGTCTCTGTATAGGTTGAGTCCGCCATCTTTTTTACGTTTACTCCTGTTAACCAACGGACTCAACTCCTATTTGTTAGAATCAAAAAAGAGTCCCGCAGGACTCCATAACGTTTATCTCCTCTGCTCCACTTCGGACGTGCCGAAACAGAGAAGAAGGGACAAGTCACCTTCAGCGCAAGCGATCATTTATCGCCTACCGGGTCTCAAACCCAGCCCCATCTCCACACGCTTGGCGACTAGCGCCTAAGGTTGTCTACAACCCACCGCATGACCGGGTCCGCAAAATCAAAAAGGCACAGCGGAATCGCCTGAGGTTTCCCTCTATTGATTCAACTGTACCCCTATAAAACGTGCATATGAGAAGCGACCTACAAGCATGAAACGCGCACTTTACACGCATTTTTATTCCTTTATTCCCTCTACTTTTTCGAAAGCGCTATTGGTGCGAACTATTCGAAGAATTTGAGGCTATTCGCTACCGATTCGATACCGCGGTTAATGCGGCGATCGACTGTCGATGGATCAAGGAACCGATAGTGTGTCACTACATCTTTACGACGAAATCCATCGATATAGCGCATATGGATAGCTTTCTTAATCTCTTGATCTACAACAAGCCTTACAGCTCGTTCCACCGCTTGATTAGCTGCTAAAAACGCATTGTACGCCTTTTTCTGCTTTGGAGCAAGATCATTTATCTTTTCAAGCTCCGCGATCAGATCCTTATGCCGTCTGTACCTAGTTAAAAGCGACTTGGCCTGTTTGACCTCTTCCGCTGTTGCCTCTTCGTAAAATTCAAGCTGCAAGATACCCACGCTCCCCACACCCTTTTATGATATAATTGGTGTGTAGGAATATACGTTCCCCCGACCGGCTCCCCAGCATAGGTTCGGGGGTTTTCCTTATCCCCTAATGATAGGGAGTATCTTTGATATCTTAAGGACTATTTCATTGATTGGCTCGTTTAGTTCGATGGGTCCGACAAGATTTTTTATTTGTTGGAGCTTCCACTCTGCTAGGTGCGCTCGTTCTGCGAGGCTGACCCAGTCATTTGCTGGCATTGCTATAAGCTTTGAATCGGACTTGATCGATATAGAGTTACCTACAATAGATACTGTGGCACTAAGATTGCTCATTTGGATGTATCTCCTTTGGTATATTGAGATAGGATGGTACGGATAATGTCACCGTCCGACCCGGGTAGGTAACTGGACAGAAGATCCAGTACCTTATCCTTTGCGGATAGTTCTGCCTTAAGCTGTTCTAATTCTTTGTCTGAATGCATGATTGAGTTTAGGGCGTCAGTTAAATTGTTCTCTGCTTTTTCCCGTTCTTGCATTACCTGTTCTAAATGATCAGATTGTTTCCCATACGCTATGCTAAGGTTTATATTCTTCTTTTGTTCGACTGTTAGCTCTGCACGTAGGTATTCATAGTCTTTTTGTAAATTATCAATGCTGCGAATTTTCTTTTGGATTCGGGAGTGAAGTTTCTTGTTTTCTTCTCTAACTCGCTTTGACTCAATGTGTAATTGTTGCATTGTGAAATCGTGTTCGCTTACTTCCTCATCAGAGAAATTAGTTTCTTTCATTTTCAATAGATCACTTAGTCGTTTGTTCTCTTCCAGCAGCCGATCAACTTCTTCGATTAACCATTGCTTATGAGCTTTTATGTTGTCTGCATCGAAGATTGTTTTTTCCTCCAAATACCGCAGCCACCAAGAATCATCGTATGATTTTATCTCTGCCAGCTTCTTTTCGTGGTCTAGTTGCTCATTGGGTACAATTTCTTTTATGGACATAATGGTAACGCCGCTTAAACTCCAATCCACACTACTTTTATACTCAAGCCGCATTTTCTCGCTCGCGAAATTTCCGACTGATTCCTCGCTTTCAGCCTCTACCGTTATTAAGCGTTTTGACACTGTTGTTGATAATCCGTTGTAGATGTGTAGTAGGCATAATACTTCGTATTTCTTTAACTGCTCATTAGTTTGGGTCAACGGATCCTCTTCCCTTCTATTAATAGATTCCTGTGCCATGGATAACATCGCTTGAACCATAGAATTGCCTCCGTGTCCGACTACGCCGATTATCATTCCTTTAGGTTGGGTCATGAGATACCTCCAGCTTTATTTCAAGGACTTGAAGTCTTAACGAACCGATTTCCCATTCTGTTCCTTCTTCAGGGATCGTGTAGGAGTCCCACACTGACGCCCAAGCCTCTTTTATTACTTTGTGACCACCGAATGACTTGGGATTCTCTGTAATCTTGATAGGCTTTTTCCCGTCCAAATCTTTTTTAGAAGCCAAATCCTCACTTTTTCGGTACTCTTTTATCTTTGATATAAAAGCTTTTACAGCATCCTTTTGATTTAGGAAGTATCTTTCCATGGATGCGAACCCCATCGTCTGGCTGCCTGTTTCCTCAAGTTTATAGACTGCGGTAATATTAGGTTGGGTCATAGCTCCATCACCGCCAATAGAGCAGCTTTACATATGGCTTCGGGGGCTGTTAAGCAGCTTGATGATTGATATCTCTGTTTCGTTGTTTGGATAAAACAGTAATAAGCTCTTGTTTGCGTAAATAATACGCCATAATCCTCGAATTTTTCTAAAACTTCCCATGCTGCGGATATGTCCTCTGCTGGATTCCATCCTCCGAGCGTGACTGTTCCTGGTTCGAATCTCATTACTTCAACGGCAACTGCAATGCTCAATTCCTTTGGCTCCATAGCCAGTATCTGATCACGTGTATATTGTTGGGTCATGATATCAATCCCTTCTCCCGCATTGCTTCGCCAATCTCTTGGCATTCCCAGCTTCCTTCACCATTGTCGTAGGTATCAGCAAAGGCTTTCGCCTCGTCCGTGCAGTACCATGACTGAAAATCTCCCTCGAACTCTCCTGTATAGTGCCAGCAGCTTGATCCTATCGGTATGACTTTACCAGTCATCGCACACAGGTGGAGTTTACGAGTCTTGTTTACACGTTGGTAGTCATTCCACGCTCTCTGTACTTTAGGTTTGGTCACTTGGGTTACTGTCCCGCTATCCATGCCTATCCCTCCTTTGCTATCTTTGATATGTTCATCACTGTTCCTTGAAATACTGGTTGACCATTCGTCTCGGAAGCTCAATCCACAAGCCATCAGCAGTTTCAAGGCGAACTTCCCCACCGACGAAACGATACTCTTCTTCACTGTCAGTCCATACACCGCCAGCCTCAATCACGATTTCAGAATCGGTAGAAAAACCGTTGTCGTCCTTCTTGTCGATATAAAAACTTTCAAGACATTCATATCTTCTCAAGGTCTTCACTCCTTTGCTGATCTTTGTGCTGCGTCATGAAATCTCTTCATCTCGAAGCATCTTAAATTTATCCTTACCTACAAACGATCTATTAAATTCATATTGCTTGCGACAGGTGTTGCAAACGAGAACGCCCCAATTGTTGTCCCCGTGGATTCCTTTGTGAAAGGGGCGTTTTGCTACAAATCCGTTCTTGAGAATCTCATATTGAACGACTTGAACTTCTTCAACTTCAAATAAGAGTTCTTCCCCGCATTCACAAATCGGTTTTTTATAAGCCAAGTTTGCAGCCCCCTTCTATTACGCTTAATGTGTCTACTACGCCAGATAGACTCTATCCCTCTAGACCAGCTAGTCCCTTGAGTATTAGCACTTGATCCAATGGTGGTGCATAAGGATGTACCAACTCTTCCGTGGCTATGTGCTCATACGCCGCATACGATGATGCCTCATACCGCACCATAGCCAACTTAAACTCTAGTATCTTGCGGGTTACTTCTTCGGGGGATTCTGCTACGGTGATCCACCCCGGAATATTCGTAATCTTCAACTGTGCTGTTCCTCCGCCATTGTCTCGTACAACAACATCAGCAGGAATCCATATCGGTGTTTTGAACTTTCGATCTTCACCGCTAACCTCGATCAGTTTAATCATGTCCTTTATCCCCCTCAGTGGTATTAGAATAAATGTTGCTGTGTGCCTATAGCTTGCTGGGACTGCGGCATGTTAGCAGGAAGTAGTTGAAAGGCTAGTAGACCGCCCTTCGTTTCCCCTACTTGCTTAAATCCCGCCTTTATCCATGTCCATCCCCATATCTCTTTGCCACGAACAATCGTGGGCTTGACCTTTTTTCGATCAATGAAGGTTATCATTCCGAGCTCTGGCGGATCTCCGAAGTGTGCACGAGTTGCCGCAATCGCCTGTGTGATCATTTCCGAAGCTGTACCAGCTCCTTCGTTTCGAAAAGCAGAGCATATCCACGCGCCAGCCCACTCATGCTTAACGTACTCAGCGAATGGGAATGAAGTTACCCAAAATGCTCTGCCTTTGTCATTATCCGTGTACAGGACCAAGCATCTACCAGGTGGGACAAATTGACGTGATCCTATCTTTTGACGGTTATAGTGCCTGTCTGCTATTAACCTAGCTTTTGTGTCCGCTCTATTAGATAAGGACCACATCATGTTACTGCCCCTCCTCAGTGTTAATGCCTGGTATGGCGTTCGGATCTGGGAAATCGAATACTATAGTTATTCTTCCGGCATATAGACGATCAATTGGTTCTTCATCCAGATCGATCATTTCCAACGTAGTTCCGTTGAAGCCGTTTTTCTTTAAGCTGTCCATGATGTATTCGGCGACTTCTCCTTCATCGGTTGTTCGTACCTTTTGTATCCCTGTATCCTCTGTATGGGAGGAGAGGGCTGCCTTCATCCGTCTGTAATGTCCGCCCAAGTACCAGTCAGGTTGATGCTCCTCTAAGAGGTTGAAAACTTCTGTCAATGCCTCACGCAGCCTTGTAGCTTCTCCCTGATTGGATGGGGATTCGATATGTTTAACCATCTTCGTATACATGGTGACCAATTCGCGGAATGCTCCACGATCATGACTGCTTCCCATTTCAGCTTCTATCATGTCCCAGTTCCAAGCTGAGTATATGGACTTCGCTTCTTCTACTAACCTCTTTATCTCATTCATGGGAGTCTCTTCAATCACTTTGAGAAACTCTTCAATAAATCCAGATGTACCGCACTTATCGCAATTCGGATCGATTAACTGGTATTCGTGTTCCGAAAGTTTGATATTTCCTGTTTTCCAAGTATCACCGCACTCGGAGTTAACGCATTTCATGAGTACCGTTTCTACTGACATCTATCCTTCATCTCCTTATATGGGGGTTAAAATAATTCATCCGGCAGGTTAACCCATATGACTGCGCCTTTTGGGTGGGTGTATGGTATGGGTTCTTCAAATCTCTTTACTGCAGTCAACTCCCACACATGCGGTTTCTCGTAGGTTATTTCTACTGTTTCAGGTATACGGTGATTTCGGAATCCTTGATCAAGTGCCGTCTGAGTAACGTGGAAACTCTTCGTCAGAACTGCTGTGCCGAAAATCATACCTGTACCACTTTTGATTAACGCTATAGTGCCTCGAATCTTTGTGTTACTCCCGCGTATTTCCCAGGTCTTTTTTCCCGAGAGAATCAAGTCAGCCCAATTCGGTTTTATGATGAGTCCTTTCATTCTTCTATTCCTTCCTCTCTGGAAATAATTTTTGGAACAATTCTCGTCGATTTTCTCGTTACCACAGAGTTAATTGCCTCCCGGTATGTTCTGCTGCTATTGGGTTGATCCAAAGGACTTCGGTTCTCGTTGCTCCGTTTTCGGCTTTGGCCACCTTTGTTTCTCGGTTCCAATGCTTCAAGCGGCTATCATACATCGGGTGTGTATATCCAGACAGCAGCACTGGGCCCGGATGAGCATCCAGCAGTTCGAGCAATTCCTCATGATCTCCGTTCGACATTTCGCACTCATAACTACTCGTTGTCCTGGTTGAAAGTAGGTAAGGCGGATCTGCATAAATGAGCACGTCCGACCTCTTATAACGTTCTATCAATTTTGCTGCAGGTTGGCATTCAATTTGAACACCTATAAGTCGTTCTGCGGCTTCGGCAATTTTTTCAGGGAATCGAACCCATTCTTTACCGGGCAGAGGTCCATTGCGCTCTATCATGCTGCGCCATCCGGTTCGGTGTGACGTTTTACCCCCCCTGCCTTGCCACAGCTTTACGACTAAGCGGCGAGCTCGTTCTAGATCATCAGAGGACTCTTCGTAAGAATCGTAATATTCTTCTCTGCTATGTGGCGTAAATCTGATTGCGTGTGCCAGCTCGTCCGGTCTATCTCGGATGACCTTGAATAGATTAACGATTCCCCCGTTTATGTCATTTACCGTCTCGAGCTGGCTGCGCTCTTTCGTGAAGAGTACCGCGCCACTGCCGAAGCAGACTTCCAAGTACGTGACGTGTGGGACAAAGTAATTAATAATCCACTCAGCCATTGACCACTTACTGCCGGGGTAGTGTAGTATGCGGGATGTCATGATATCAGCTCCAACCACTCATCGTCGGTCATAAATTTGTATTTTTCGAAATTTCCTGCTTTACGAAGGAGATATACCTTGCTCATAACGGTATGTTCAGTGCGCCCGATTGCAAACGATATTGTTCTGGGGCCATCGATTTCGTAATACTTGCACATGTAGATAATTTCATCTAGCGACATTCGAGACTTATGATTCGTATGAAAATCAGGATGATAGTTCATGCGTCCGAGCTTGTCGAACGTAATTCCGTCCATCCGATCGTTTTCATCAAGAACTTTTCTGCGTTGCTTCGTCTCTCGCAAGGCGCTCCCTCCTAACTTGGTGCTGTTCGCCACTTATTCTATTTTCCTCAGCAACCTCCGCCCATAAATCCGCGAAAGATTGCGATATTACGTGATATGCGACATTCGTATTGATCCGCGCAAGTCGCATGTCCTTGAACATTTCTCTCGAAAGGTTATCAAGGTCTTCTAGTCGTTGGCGTATGAGCCACTCGTAGCTTTCCCATACTTCTTGTGCGCTGTTGTGTACATGTCGGTTACTCATTGCCTGCCACCTTTCGCAGGAGTGATGCTATCTCTTCGCTGTGAGGGCGAAGGAATCTATCTCTCATATCGCGGAACTCATCGGCTGAATCAAAGCCTTGTTTGGGATCTATGATTGCTGAGAAAAAGAAACCGCTTGAATTAAGCTTTAGAATCATACCGTAGCAGCGTAGGGACCAAAGGATTAAGTGAATCTTACAGGCTTTAGGCTTGTCCTCTAGCAGAGGGATGTGTAGGAATAGTAGTCGCCATTGCTTGGTGTCTGGTAGGTCGGGTCTGGGGTCAATGAGTAGGTATTCCATCTCTTGCCCCCTGTCCTGTCCCTTTAAGCTCTCTGGCTAGTTCTAGCATCTTCTCTAGTTCCTCAGGAGTTACCTGAGGGGCTTGTCCATCGTCCTTTACGACAGACATCTTGGGTCTGCTATTAACTGACTTAAACGACCCGGCAGACCTCATGGGTTGCTTCCGTTCCAAGGTCATCTTGATAGCAAGGTCTTGGAATTTTTCTCTGAGCTTCGAAGCGCTGAGTATGTTCTTCTTCCAAAACTCATCCGATGTAGCCCAGTCGATTACATCTCTAATCACGTTTTCCTTGGCTTTGTCTATCTCCAGCAGCTTGCGACAATCGTCCGCCCACTTCTGTAGGTTAGATCGTTCTATCAGGTGTGAGACGCTAGAATCAGCTGCATGCACCATTATTTTGGAGTGAAGATATAAAGCTATCTGATAAGGAATCGAGTCCTCGGGATAACGCTTTGTTTCCCGAGTAGGTACTTCTTCTTTTTTTACTTTCCTTTCTTTTCTTTTACTTTCATTTACTTTCCTTTCCTTTCCTTGCATTCCATTTGCATCGTCAGAATCATGCATATGCATACCATTTGCACCGACAGGTTGATTTGACGCCTCTTTTTCCTGCGTTTTGTTCCACCTAGCGTTAGCAGCGAGCTTCCGTTTTTCAATTACTTCCTCCCTCTTCCCCATCCTTCGTATAAGTGATTCAGACCAAAATGAGTGTTCATCGGACGAAAATAAATTGAACTCGTTAATACAGTCGTTTATGAAACTACATGCTTCCTCCGGGCTATTGCATCCCATTTGCTGTGCATATGCATTCCAAATGTATTTGCCTTGGATGTCTAATTTGTACCCATTAGCCTCACGCATCATCTCTATGAGTATCCAATACCAACCATATCCAGCTGAGCCATAAACGCCGCGCATGGGGATGATTTTAGGGTCGTGCCGTGCGTTACTGTCATGCGAGAAATAATAGGCCTCTTTCAAAAGAAATCACCCCCTCCGTTTGGGAGCCTGTTCCCATCGGTCGAACGATATGGTATAATTGCGATAGAAAATTTTGTAATACGCCTGACCTCTTTGGAGCCTTAATCCAAAGAGTTTTTTTATGCCGTCTTTCGGAATACTTGGATATCCAACAATAGGAGTAGCTCAGATATCTCAGAATTAATAAGATCGATAGCGGCCGGAGTGACCGAAGGGTCTGAATAGCCCGGGAACGTACTAAGCCTCCATCTCATCACTTGAAGCTCTGATATCCGCTCTTGTATTTCTTGTCTCGGCATTCCATGACACCTCCGTCTCTAGCTCGATAAGGTGCTTGACGAGGTTGATTAACCAAGAAATCTTCTGCTCTGAAGCTTGCTGGGAAGTCCTCTGGGGCACATTGATTATTACGTGATATAAAATTTTGGGTCTACCATGTCTTTTCCACAGATAAAAATGAAGATAATTCGTGGGACCGCTATATTCAAGAGAAGCGAAAAGGCTAGCAACTTGATTCAGTTCAATCGTTAATTGGAATAACTTTACTGACAACAAGATCAGTTTCGAATCCAATAATCTCAACTCCTTCCATAATTTCTGGCGTGATTTCCGGGTCCATCAAATTACCGTAGATTTCCTCAAGAGATCCAAGATTCATTGCTAAATGAACATGCTGGACACTCTTCGATTTGAGCAGGTTATACTTCGCTTCCCTCAATAATTCAATGGCGCTAGCTATGTGACTAGTAGCACGCTGTGTGTGATTTACGCCCTGAAACAATTTCCCACCCCCTTAACCAGTTACAATCTGCACAACGTTTTGAAACAACTGTTGCATGATCGTAATGCCGTCCATGCCGCAAATAAATGCTACGAGTACCTCTTTGGCTGCTGTGGCTTCTGTCCATGCGATGACGGTATCTAGATCCAATCCTTTACGGTCGTGTTCGATCTTGCTGATGTCGCTCTGTGAGCAGTGTAATTTATGCGCTAGTTCCTCCTGGCTCCACCCCATTCGCTCTCTGCAAGCTTGTAATATCGAGCCGTATTTCACCTTGGTTCCCTCCCTTTATTCCATATTGGAATACTTTTGTCAGTGCATTGACTGTATGATTAAGTCGTACCCAACACCCCACACCCTTGATGTTGCCTGCCCTGTATGGGTGGGCTTTCCTTTTATCATCTAGGAGGCGCGTCCTGAGTTAATTCTTGCTTGCTCGGACATCCACTCATCAAGACCGGACTGGGTAAACAAATAACGACGACGTACCATTACAAATGGAACCTTCTTAGCGTGTACATCCAACATCAGGGAGTCGATAGAAACTCCGATATAAACAGCAGCTTCTTCAGCGGACATTGTAGCTCGTTTAACCTTTGTAGCTTCTGCAACTTGACGAGCTACCTCTTGGCGGATATATTCAAAAATTTGTTCGTTCATAAATGAACCTCCTCATGCTGTATTCTTTGTTTCTAAGAACTTTTTCGCATAGAAAAATGCTGGAGAAATGTTTAACCCTTTAAGGCAAATCGTTTCATAGTCATCGGTACTAATTTTTTGCTTCCCAGTCATCATGCGAGAAAACTTTTTCATATTAATACCTGAACGATCAGATACTAAAGTAAAAGTAAGTTTATTGTCCTCGATGAAGCTTCGGATACATTGATTCATATTCATTCAATCACCTCGCCAACTCTTAGTTTTTAAGAACCATAACCAAATAATACATTCTTAATTTCTAAGAGTCAACACATAATTCAATTTTTTTAAGAAATAAATTCTTAAAATCGAAGAAACGGTTAAAATGTTCTTAGGTAGCGCTTGGGAGGTTTTTCTGTGATAGCAAAAAGATTGAGGGCAGCAAGGGAGAGGAAAAATTTAACACAAGTTGATGTAAAAAAGAGGACAGGCATAAATAATAAGACTTTGAGCGGCTATGAAAACTCGGTGAGCGAACCGGACTTAGAAACTTTAATGATTCTCTCGGAGTTGTACGAAGTATCCATTGATTGGATAACAGGGAATGAAAAAAAGGAAGGAAGTGTATATGCGCTCCCTTCGAGTGAAATTGATAGAGTCATTATGGAAACTGAGTCGCATTATGGCGTTAATCTTCGAGACGATCCTGTGGTATTAGCTGCAATGAAGCAAATGATTGAGATGTTGGCGCAAGCGAAGAAGGATAAATGAATGAATCAACCTTCCGTATGTACTCAAGCGCACTAATGTTTAGTTTCGTCTTATTTATGACTGTTTTAGCGAGTATGGTTAGTTCGTCCTCCATTCGTTCATCTCCCTTATCGTGATGCAGCCGCCTTAAATATGTTAAATACATGATAGCATGTGGCTGTAAATTTGGGAACTAGTGTTCGTGTTTCGTAAAATTAATTAAATAGGGTGGCATCGATATGGGTGATGATCCCGTACGTTGCCGTATCCCCGAACACCTCCAACGAATAAAAAAGTCTCAAGAATGGCTTGCTGAAAAATCTTCTCAAAGTAAACAACAATTGTCCGACATCATAAACATGAGAGATGGAAGGGTTGTTTCTGTTAGGAAGGGACGAAAGCTTGCATTACTCTTAGGCTGCCATATTGATGACTTATACGTTTGGGCGTAGTTGGGATAGGCAGGGAGTAGTTTATAAACTGCTCTCAGCTAAAAAGTACATAATAATGTGTACTTCCCACAAAACTAAAACGCATCATTTGTATATTAAGACAATTATATAGCGTTTGCATAAATTTGTCTGTCGATAAGTGTCGCCATAAAGTGACAAGATACCACCAGCGAAATGTCACTTTTCAGGACTAAATACCTATTTTCTTCGATTCGAAATTTGTATTGTTGTTCCGTCTATAAACTCTATATAAGAACCCTTTCGTTCCTGGATCATTTTTTTAATCCTTCTTGTGTTTACGATGTTAGACTTATCCGCAGCTATGAATCCATATTGCACATATGCCCTTGTCATTTCACCGATCGTCCTTAAAGGCAACAACGCATCTGATTGTGTATGGTAAATAGGGATTTGTAAATTATGTTTTGTGGCCCTGCGAACCGTTATGTAATTAACTTCCGACAACCTAAACTCAACAATATCGGATTCCTCTCCGGTTCTTCCATCTAATTTAATGCCTATCATTTTCACAATATTCCCTCGCTGTCTTTGCATGATGTTAAGCAAATTGTACGGGCATATATCCAGAGAATCATCACGCAAAATATGACAAATAGGATTTCTTACTTAACATACATTCGAGAGGTGTGATCCATTTGGCTAAAGGGAGCTACGAAAGGCGCGGACTGTTATCATGGAGGCTCTATGCTGAATTAGGGGTTAACGCCTTAGGGGGAAGAGAAAGAGAAAAGAAAACGGTCAAAATAGAAGATCCAAACCTTATCAAAGCGTCAAAACTATTAAAAGATATCCGCAATTTAGAGGTGGCCCAAGAGTCGGATGATGTCTCTATCGTTCGAGCAGCAAAAAAACTGCAAGAACATTTAGATATGGAACTGGCGCGTTTCAAAATTGAAATAGAATCTGGAGAAACTCAAAAAAAGCCGGAGAGAATGAAGTTTAGTGAATTTTCTAAGCTATGGCGGAAAGAATATGCGCCCAGTAAATATTCGGCTCGAGCATTTAAGGGTTATACCGAGCGCTTAGACAGTCACGTTGACCCTTTCTTTGAACGTCTCTATATGAGCGAGATAACACCGCTGCACATCTTGGAGTTCAAGAACTACCTAGCAACCCCTGAGGCGCGCAAGGATGGTCGTGATATACTCTTGTCTCCTAGTTCGCAGTTATTTATCTTTAAGGTGCTCACAGCCATTCTGGGCGCTGCCGTAGACCTTAATGTAATCACAAAAGATCCATCTGAATCGATAGCAGCGCCAAAAGTACCAAAGAACAAAAAGAAAGCGAAGGATGTATATAGCGAAAAAGAAGCAATTACAGTTATGATTGCCTTGCTTCGTTACGTGCAGCTCTGGAGGTTGTATTTCTTTGCAGCTATGTTTGGAGGATACAGACGTGGCGAACTGGTTGCTTTAGAATGGGACATGGTTGATTTTTCAAAAAATAGATTCTACATATCCAGAAGTATTGCGTGGACTGAAAAAGGAAAGCCGATGGTGAGGGGTACAAAAGAAGAAAATGAAGAGTGGGTAGCGATGCCAAAATGGTTTATGCGTGACCTAGCAGATTTTTATTTATCGTGGCGCGAAGAACGCCTAAAAGTATCTAATGGTGAGTGGTATGGTGGTCAGGATGAATTTGGGAACGACAAGTACCAATATGTATTCCACAGTGGATCGGGGAAACCTTATTACCACGACACACCAACAGCTACCTGGAGACGATTTCTTAAAAGTCATGGCTTACGCCACATCAAACTTCATGGACTACGCCACACGGCTGCCACGCTACTCGCTGAGGATGGTGTGTCACTCAGTTTAATACAAGGACATCTTAGACATGACTCGAACGAAACAACCGATGAGTTTTATTCCCACTTTACAGATAAGGCGGGACGCGCCGTTGCTGACCATTTCGAAAAATTTGATCCGCAGACATTGGTGACGGTGGGGACAAATTGGGGACAAGGTTCTACAGTTTCTTCCCAGATAGCGCCATTTAACCCAAAGAGGAAGAAGCAAAAACCTATATAAATCAGGTATCCACGGCTTTGCCCCATGTTATTCCGGTGTTGAAATCGAAATTCCCAAGCTTGAGGCGAGGGTTCGATTCCCTTCACCCGCTCCATTAATATTTACTCAAACACCTTATTTGTAATAGGGTGTTTTTTGTTTTTTACACTTTTCGACAAAATCTTAAGGTATTCTTTAAACGGGAAAAATGCCCAAATCTATTCCCAATTTGTCGAAACAAATGATATATTGGGTCTAATGACCCCTAACATTGATGAAATATGGTATATATTGTAATATGCTGCGGGTCAAATATAACGAACAGGATGTGTGCTTGTGCAGATCAAGAAATCAGTTTTCGTATCAACATTATTAGCGTGTTCACTCGTATTCACGACAGTCGGAGTTACAGCATCAAATGGAATACAGAATATTACGGCAGCATTAAATAAAAATATTAAATTCGTTCTAGATGGCTCTTCTTGGCAGCCAAAAGACCCAAAAGGCAATAATTTATCAGCCCTTGTCTACAATGGCTCCACATACGTTCCACTTAAATCAGTATCCGAAGCCCTCGGTGCAGAAGTTGACTGGAACCCAAAAACGACGACTATTACAATCAATAGCGGCGGCGACCAATCCGGAATCCCTTACTTAGACGGAGATAACACATCAAATAGTTCTAACGGATCAAGCAATAGCGGTTCCAATTCTGGCAGCTCCAATTCCGGTGGCTCTAATTCCAGTGGTTCGAATAACTCTTCAAGCTCCGACAACTCGGATGATAACGCACCAGTATCCACAGGAAACTTAGGCTCATTTGACAAGCCAGTTCCATTCGGCAAAACCCTTACTTTCAATGATAGCTACTCCTATGAGTCCAATGATAAAAAAGATTTCATTAAAACATCAGTAACCTACAGCTACACGGTTACGAAAACAGAGCCAATCACGAGAGATAAAATCCAAGAATTGGGCTTCAGAAAACCAGAAGCAAACGCGGCCATTGACTATCTACTAGTTACAATTAAATTTTCTGCTAACAACGCAAAATTAGTTAAATCTTCAAATAAAGATGAATACTTAAATGTTTATTTCAAACCTTCCATCTGGGGTGTAAAAACAACTGAGAAAAGCAGTATTATCGGTGGCAATACTTCCGGATTTGATGGCTCTCTCGGTAGAGCGACTGACACTGCAACGGATTTAAGGAAATTAAAGGTTGGGGAATCTGCTAGTTTCTCCGCTTCTGGTAAATTCATCCTCCCAATTTATAAGAATGCAGAGAACTATCTCGTTATTTCTAAAGACAACAAATCGAGCAATAACTCAGATGATTACCTCACATACTTCAAGCTTAAATAA